CACTCCATGCTGTTGAGATGGAGCCGCGCCCTTTCCCGGCGGTGCTCCGTCGCTTCGATCAGCACCTCGACGTCCTCGGTCGAGCCGACACGACGCGCCGGCAGTACCGCTACGAGCTGACGCGCTGGTGGGTCGACTACCTGTTCGCCGCCGAGCTCGAGGTCGCTGACGTCCGGGCCGCCCACATCGAGGACTACCTGGCCGGTCTCCCTCGCCACGGGTCCAAGCGGAGCGACGCACTCCGGGCACTCCGGGCGTTCTGCGCGTGGGCCGTCGTCGAAGGCGAGCTCGACCGCGATCCCGTCGCACACATCCCGGTCCCCCGGCCGAAGATCGCGCCAGCGCCGGACCTATCCGACGACGATCTGCGCCGCCTGCTCCGCGCGGCCTTCCGCCGAGAGCGTCGCCGAGGGTGGGCGATCCTGCTCTGCTACGTCACGGGAGCCCGCGTTGGTTCCCTCGTGGCAGCTCGACCGGCCGACGTCCATCTCGGCCCCGACGCCCGGCTCGATCTTCTTGAGGCCAAGGGCGGGAAGCCGTACAGCGTGCCGCTCGAACGCGCCGGGGTGATCGCGGCGGGGCATTTGAACCGCTTGTGCAGAGCGAATCCGAACGTAGGAAATGGGTCATATCGGCTCATCGGAGTCGGCGCCGAACGGTTCCGCCAGTGGGTCCACGCCGCCGAGCAGGAGGCCGGGCTCGGCCGGGTGTGGCCGCACCTGCTCCGCCACGCCGCGTCGACCAGGGTCGCCCGGTCCTCCGATCCCGAGACCTGGCGGCGGTTCATGAATCACGCCGACCTGTCGCAGTGGGCGCGGTACGTGGCCGGGACCGACGAGCGGGTGCGGGCGGCGCTGCCGACGGTCTAGGATGGCGACGTGATAACCCGTTGCAAGCATTTCGTGAACGACCAGCAGGTACCGTGCCCCCCGATGTGCCCCTGCCAGGAGTGGCCTCGGAGCCGGTTCCGGTCTCGCTGGATTCTGTTCGGGCGACTCATCCCGAGGTAACGCGAAAGCGCCCCCCGACGGCCAGGGAGGTGAACCGTCGAGGGGCGCTAGGGCCGCGCGGAGCGCGACTACTTGAGCGTGGACGTGTCAGCGAGGAAGAAGTTCTTCACCGCGGAGATGGCGGCGGCGAGCGCGGCGGCGGCGAGCGCGAGCCCGGCCGCCTGAGCGGCGTCCAACCCGCCAGCCTTGAACGCATCGAAGACATCGTTCACACCGAGGGCGAACACCGCGACGAACGCTTGCACCGCGGTCCACAGCACGCGCTTGAGGTCGTCCTTCGTGAAGCTGATTCCGAACATCCGATCCCCTCTCAGTCGGGCTCGCCGTTGACGGCCGCGAGCTCGCCGCAGATTCGCTGGTGCAGCCCGAGTAGCAGAGCGTGGATGTCCTTCACCGAGACGATCTCCGAGCACTCGGGGCAGAGGACCGTGACGCTCGTCGGCTCGGGCATGAGCGCCGGCTCGGGTTCGGGCGTCAGCATGGCGGTGGCGTCATCGTCGGTGGCGGGGTGCACGGAGGGAACGGCACGGTAATCGTGTCGGTATCGGTGACGGTCACGACCGGCGGCGGGAGCGTCGGCGTCGGTGTCGGCGCGACCTCCTCGACGATTTCCATTACGGTCAGGAGCGACCGCCCGAGGGCACCCGCCATCTCCGGTTCACTGCTACGAAAGGCCCGCTCACATCCGGTGACCGAATCGCCACGATCGATGAAACACTGATCGATCCCTGGCCCGCCGGCGACACGATCCCCGCCCTGGTCGTCGACGGCGAACAGCCGATCGGGTCCGCGGCCTCCGCGCACGATGTCCCGGCCACTCCCGCCGACCGCGACGTCCTTACCCTTGCCAGCCCGGAGCTCGTCGTTACCGGCGGCGCCGTGGATGAAGTCGTTGCCCGGCCTCGCGCAGAGGATGTTCGCGCCGCTCGTCCCGGTCTTCACATCACGCTCGGGTGTGCCGATCCAGGTGCAGTCACCTGGCGCTCGAGGGGGAGGGTCACCACCGGCAGCGGCGATGCCGACGAACACGACCGTCAGTAGGACGAGGGGAATCAGAAGCCGTCGCACTCGGGCGGCACCTCCGGGATCATGAAGTTCGTCGGCACGCCGAGCTGGTCGGAGATTTCCCGGAGCGCGGTGAGCTGGGCGATGTTCGCCTCGGCCGAGACGCAGGTGATCGCCTTCTGCTGATCGTCGAGTCGGTTCTGAACCGCACCGAGCCCGATCAGGAACCCGGCGATGACGATGAACAGCACGACGGCCTGGGTGATGTCCTTGCGGGTCATCCGAGCCTTACCAGGATGTTGCCGATGAACCCGGACACGACGGCCCCCAGGATGGCGTAGAACTTCAGATCGAGCGCACGGATGCGCGCCTTGTTCTCCAGCGCCAGCTTCACGATCGGCGGCGTCGGAGGGACGTCGGTCTCGAGTTGCTCGACGACCTTGAACCGCGCGTAGAAGCTCGCCCATGACACTTCGTCGACGGGAAAGTTGGCGCCGTCGGTCATCAGATCGTGAGGAAGTACGACCAGTGCCACGGCTCGTCATCCGGGCGGGTCCGGTTCCATCCCTCGGCGGCGAGGCAGCGGTCGACGATGGTGAGGTTCGGCTGCGCGTTCGAGCGGTCGATCGCCAGGCCGCGCGTGTGGCCGGTGATGTTCGGGTTCGCGTAGCGGCTCGAGTCGCTCGCGTAGAGCGCCCGCTGCGTCGCACACGATCGGTTCGTCCCGGCGAGGATGATGATGGGGCGCCCGTCCGGGCTGTTGGCGAGCTGCTTCTTCGACCACCCCGTCTGCTTCGCGTACCGGACCTGCGCCGCCTTGAATGCGCGCATCGCCGGACCCTGCAGGGTGAGGACGACGTTGCCGTCGTTCTTCGGAAACTGATCGAGCGTGACGAAGTTGCGGTAGTGGTCCCGGCACGGCCCGCCGTAGTAGATGAAACCGTACGGCGTCTTGATCCGGCGCTCGGTGCGTGTCCAGTCGCTCATCAGAACGGCCTCTCCGCGAAGGTCCAGTTGTCCCAGATGTTGAGTCGGCGGAAGCTCTCGACCGTCAGTCGGGCGGTGCCGTTCTGGCCCCAGTCGCCCCACGAGTTCTGCACTCGGAGGAAGGCGGGGGCACCGTCGTCGGGAGCGAGGTCTACGCCGGTCAGCGCGATGTCGTGGTACCCGACGTGCTCCGATTCGAGGTTGACCTTGATCCAGTAGTTGCCGTACGCCTTGGCGAGCCGACCGTCGCCGAAGAACATCGAGCCGTACCAGGGGACCGCGATCGTCACCGGCCCGAACGTGAGCAGCGCGGTGATGACGTCGTCGACCTGGGGCACGCCCCAGTACGAGTCGATCAGCCCCCATTCCTTGAGCTTCGCCGCAGCATCGCGCGGGTACATGCCCTGCTCGTAGGTGGCGTCGCCCGACGCTTCGAGATAGAGCCGACGAGCGAACTGGTGGGCCGACTCCTCGGTCGAGAAGTCCGCGTACGTGTCGTGTTCGGTAGGCCCGGCGAGGAGCACGTTCGTAGAGGCGTGGCCGACGCAGGTGCCCTCGTTTCCCTGATCGATGCGGAAGTCCGGGCCGACCATCGTGTAGAACTTCCGGTCGATAGCGCCTGCTGCCGCCGCCCGTTCCGGGGTTAGCGCGAACCGATAATCGCGCGGGTCGGGTCGATCGGGCTTCGCCCCGAGTGCGTGGGGAAGCATCATGCGACCTTCATCCCCGTGTAGCTCGTGCCCTTCCGCATGATCGTCGCGGTCGCATTCGATGTGTTCTGTGCCCACTGCCCCTGGAAAGTCCCGCCGGTACCTCCAGCCACGAATGTTGAACGCACCGCCACGAGCTGGTTATCGCCCGGGGTGACGATTGATCCAAAGGCGGTGGTTACACCGGTGGTATAGCCGGCGCCGGCCTCGACCTTTGTCGCCGAGGCTGTGTCGAAGAATGCGGCGTTGATCCAGAGGGTGCCGCTAGGGAACGTCCAAGCCAGCTTGATGTCGGCGGCGACGGCGGCAGAGAACAGTAGGTTCTGGTCGAACTGCCATATCTCGTTCGCCCCGAACGTGAAGGATAGGTGGGTGTCGTTCACGAGCACCGTGCTTGATACCACCGATTGGTCAGCAGACTTGACGGCAATGAGCCGCCAGACACCAGTATTGAAGTTGTCGACGTGTTCGGCGTTCCAGATCGCGGCGGTAACGAGGAAGTCTGTCGCACGAGTCACGGGTGCGGTGAAGGCCATCTATCCCCCCTATGCCAGGACGGTTGACGTGCCGAGTTCGGAGAAGCCGGTGTGGCCGAGATACCAGGCGTCCAGGAGCGGCTCGGCCGGTGCGAGGTCCCAGCTGATCTCCCAGAACGACGGCGTGATGTCGTGGGTCACGCCGAGCACGAGACAGTCAAGCTCGACCATCGCTCCCCCACCGGGGGGACGCCTGCGAACGGTGAGCCGACTGCCGAGCTCCACCCCCAGAGTCGCGGCCCACAGCGGTGAGTCGTACGGCGGGCGCATGACCATCTCCATCGGGTGCAGGACAGCCGCCTGGTAGCGCGTCAGGAGTTCGGTCGCAAGGGCCTGCGCCGCTCCTACGGTGGAGAAGAGCACATCGGTTAGGGGTAGCGTTCGCGGCGCCACGTTCGCCGGGATATTCGATGCCGTGACGGGGGCCACATCCCCCCGACGGGTCACGCGGATGTCGTTGTAGAGCTCGTCGTCGTCGTAGTCCATCGACAGATCCGTGTAGCGGAGCTCTGAACCCTCGTCCCCCCACGTTCCGATGGAGGGGTCGAACGGCGAGGGCCGCTCCTTGAAGACGAGGTCACCCGACGGCCCGACGTAGAGCGTGCCCTGCTCGGTCTTCTCGGCGACGTTCAGCAGATGGGTGAGCAGGTTCCCCGTGAGCGTCGTCGCCATGATCGTCGATTGACCGGTATCGAAGAAGCGCGCCTGCTCGCCGAGGAAGGTGGTCGTCCCCAGCTTCCCGTCGGTTGCGTTGCCGAGCCGCCACCATGTCGTCCCCGGTGGGATGGAGCCCGACGCCGGCCAACCGTAGAGATCCAGCACGGCCTCGAGATGCGCCCCGCTCGCCATCGAGGCGATGGCCTCGTCCTGGAGTTCGTACCGGGCGAGCAGAGAGAACGCATCCTCGGCCGTCACAGGTACGACGGCGTCCTTCTTCTCCGGCCACTCCTGCCCCCACGACCTCACGAAGCCGCGGAATAGATTGAACGTCTGTGTGCCCTTGGTCGCCTTGATCTCCAGGTGCGCTCCCGGCTTGACCTCCGGATGCAGCGTGGGGTCGAGCCCGCGATCGAGGTTGTCCATGAGGACGGTCGCGCGACCCGTCTCGGTCTGGGCAAGCAGCCGCGACCGACCCTGGTGGATGTTGGCCCGCCGGATGCGATCGGACAGGTCGGTCCAGTCGGTCGGGATCTGGAGCTCCGGCGTGGTGTAGTCGACGCGGATGGACAGGGTCGGCCACGACGGCACTAGTGGTGGCCCTTGCCGCTACGCCCGGCCGCGACCAAACCCTGCCGGATCCAATCCATGACTTCCTCCCTGGTCCCGAGCAATGCGCCGGTGTTGATGGTGACGTTCCCCCCGCGATCGTTCGCGAGCTGGTCGCTGATCTTCTCCAGGAAGCGCACGCTCTGTTTGATGTCGACGAGAACGTCCTTCTGGTCCTTCACGTCACGCCGCAGGTCGCCGAGCTTCTCGCCGAAGAAGCGATTGGTCAGCGAGTCGGCAGTCTTCTCGGCGATCCTCGCGATGTCGCTGTACGCCTTGTTGACCTCGGCGATCCCCGCCGGACCCTGTTGCAGGAGACCCTGAGCGAACGGGATGCCCTCCGGTCCCATGCCGGCGATGTCCGAGAGCAACGCCTTGCCGGCGCCTTGGGTCGCGAGCGCCTGGAGGACGTCGGCGAACATCCCTGCCGTGGTTGCCTGTCCCTGGAAGAAGTTCTGAGGGCTCTGACCCGTCGCCATCGCTTCCGCCGCGCCGGAGATGTCGAAGAGCGAGGAAAAGCCGCCCTGGATGCCCTGCCCGAAACTCGACGACTTACTGAGCATGTCGCTGAGTTTGTCCTGGAGCGCACCGAGCACCTTCTCGGCGGCGCGTAGCAGTTTGTTCTCGTGGCTGAGCATCCCCTGGACGACGCCCTCCATGAGATCGGCGCCCGCCTTGCGACCTTCCTTCGAAGGCGAGGCGTTGCCCAGAGCGTTGTTCAGGTTCGCGACGACCCGGAGGCCCAAGCTAGTCGCCGCGGCCGTGGCGGCGCCGCCGCCCGCAGTGATCCCCTCTGCCGCGCCAGCACCGAGCTGACGGCCTGCGGTACGCCCTCCCTCGTGGAGGATCTTGCCGAAGTTCCCGGTGATCTGCTTGGCCGACTGATCGTTGAGTCGCTTGAGGGCGACGGCGTCCTGTGCGATCTGCTTCTTGACTTCCCCCCCGGCTTCGGCCCATGCGTGCCGCTGGTCCGCGGGGAGGTTGGCGAGCGCCGCCTTCGCCGCATCTCCGAGATCCTTGCTGCTGAAGATCTCCTTCAGGTCGGCGTGCTGCTGGCGAGCGATCTGCACCGCGAGGCGGGCCTGCTTCGCGAGCTCCCGCGGCGTCGTCGAGAAGGCGTCCTCGAGCTTCTCGAACTGCCCGATGGAAACCTGAACGGACTCGACGATGTTCTGGCTGAACTCCGTGAGCGCCTTCTCCCCCATGCCGGCGAAGGACTGCACACCGTGACCGGCCTTCCGCGCCGCTTCGGCGACCTTGTCCAGCGTTGAGGGCAACCTTTGCTGCGCTGCCTGGAACCTCTCCGTGTCACCTCCGGCTGCAAAATGAGCCGCTCCAGCCACAGCGGTTGCATCCGCGAGCGCGAGCATGTCGTAGATCCGTTGCTCGACGCTGGCTTGGCTGACGCCGAACTGCTCGGCGAGCGCCTCTGATGCACGGTGGAATCGCTCATCGCCACCAGTTGCCAGGCTGTATCCCTCATAGATCGCGTTGAGCCCTTGGGCGTATTCCTTCCCGCGCTCGATCAGAGCCGGGTCCACCCCGACCACCGGCACCTCGAACGGCGCGGTGGCGATGTCGGCGATCTCCGCGAGGACCCCAAGGAGGTCGGCTAGGGCAGGGAGCAGATCGGTCGCGATCTTCTGCCCTGCGATGGCGATGTCGTTGAGCGCCTGCTTGATCTGGAACGCCGACCCCTCGCTGGTCGTCTTGAACGCCTTATCTGTATCCCCGGTCGAGTCGGCGACGTTGGCAAAGATGGCATCGACTTTGTCGGCGGCCTGCCCGGTAAGGCCCAGGACGCCGGTGAGCGAGCGGATGTTGGGGACCACGTCCTGGAGGATGCCGAAGTAGTCCGCCTGGGTCTTCGTGCTCGCCCGCGCCGCCGTATCGAGCAGACGGAGCGCACCGATGATGCCGTCCTCAGAGATCGCGTCGAGGAGATCCTGCGCTGATAGCCCGAGGTGTTCCATCGCCTTGGCTGCCTCGGTCCCAGGGGCCGCGAGGGCCTGCATAACCCCGCGCATCGCGGTGACTGCTTCGTTCACGTCCAGGCCGATGTTCGACAGCACGGCCATCGAGCCAGCGACCTGATCGAACGTCACCCCGACCGCAGACGCGATCGGCAGGATCCGCCCGAGCGCGCCGGCGAACTCCTCGGGCTCGGCACGTCCCTCCCTGACCGCCGCGACGAGGGTGTCCGTGACACCCGCCGCCGTAAGGCCCGAGTCCGAGTAGGCGTTCAGCGCCGAGGCGACGATGTTTGCTACGTCGGCGGTCTCTCCCAGACCTGACGCTGCGGCCTTGGCTGACGCCTCCAGGGCGGGCATGATCTGCTTCGCATCGAGGCCGGCCGATGAGAGGAAGAACAGGGCGTCGGCGAGCTCCTTGGGGGCCTTGGCGGTCTCCCCCGCCAGAGACAAGACCTCGCCCTTCCAGGACTCGATGTCCTTAGCCGAGGCGTTGGAGATGGCCCCAATCCGCTGGAACGCCGTGTCGAAGTCCATCGCCGCACCGATGCTCTTGGCAGCCATGACGGCGATCCCCGCACCAGCGGCCAGCGCACCGACGCCGATTGGGGAGAGCGACTTCACGGCGCCGGTCCCGAGCGTGGCGAGCGATGTCTGGGCCTTCGCCGCACCGGCGGTCACGCCGGTGGTGTCCATCCCCATGATGATCAGGAGCTGGGCGAGGGTGGTCAGGGTGCACTCCTTCTCGAAGACGTACACTCGGGGCCATGAGCCAGCGGATGACGACGGTTCTCGGAGGGATCCTGCTACTCGTAGGGCTCTGGTTCGTTGCGTCGACCTGGTTCGGGACCTCGCTCTGGGCCGGGACCGGCTCCCGTGTCGCGACCGCGTACTACATCGCGAACATCATGGTCTAGTCGGCCGGGAGTTCGCCCAGCTGTTTCTCGCGGGCACGCTCCACCGCCGCGGTCATCTCGAAGACCGTTGCCATCTGCTCCGGCGTCTGCTCCCACTCGGGAACGCCACCGACCAGGAACTCCTCCATCCCGAAGGGGTCCGGATGGCGCTTGCGGTCGCGGTGGATGTTCGCCAGGGTGCAGGCGACGAGCGCTGCCGAGTGATCGGGCCGGAGGTAGACAGGTCCATTCTCGGCTTCGTACGCCTGCCACTCGCTGATCTCATGCGACGAGATACGGCGGAGCATCTCGGCGACGCTGCGATGCCCCAGGGCAAGCGTCAGGCGGAAGTAGAAGGCTCGCTCGGGGCGTCGTCGAAACCCAGCGTCAGCTCCTCGACGTCATCCTCGCCCATGCCGGAGAGCTCGAGCGCCTTCTTGAAAATGCGGTTGAGAGCCGAAGCCGACTTCGCCGAGATCTCGCCGATCTGCGCTTCGGCGAACGTCCTGGAGCCATCCGGGTTCCGCACCGACAGGACGACGAGCTTGCTCCGGGCATTCTGGAGGTTCGCCTTCGAACTGCGCCCCCGCTGGTCCAGCAGTGAAGCTTCGTAGGCGTCGCGCTCGCGCCCGGTGAGTCCACGGACCCTTACGGTGCCCTTCCACTCGGGCACCTCGACCAGCTCCTCGACGATGTCCTCCGTGCCGAGGATCTCTGCTGCGGTGAGCTCCTTCATCGTTCCCCCCTGTCCGTTCTCGTTCACGAATACTCCACCTCGATCGATCCAACCACCTGGAGTGTGAGCTCGGTCGCGCCGTCTATCCCCCAATGCCCATCGACAGAGACGACCGCGGGAAACATGACCTCAGATAGGCCAGGGAGGGTGACGTAAACCTGTGCGCGGTTGGCCGCGTGCTTGGTGCCCTTGAGACCCGCGGGCATGACGATACGGAAGTGCGCGGCGGTCGATTCCCGCTCCGGCATCAGCCCCGCCCCCCGTTACCACGTGGATCGAACCCAGGCGCGACGGCGATCTGCGGAACGGCGATGCCAGCGGTGGCCTTCGGGCGGTCACCGACGCCGACCGCTTTCTGCATGTAGAGCACCCGTGGCGGATCGTCGGGCTCGAGCGCCTCGTGGATCGCGCGCAGACCAGCACGGACGCGGTTGTCGCCACCCTTGACCACGATGCTCTGCATGCCGGGGGCCGTTGCTAGCAACACGATGGTGCCCCGTTCCGGCCCCTCCGTTACCGTGCCGTGACTGAAGGCCGCCATCTTGGCGGCGTCGATCATGTCGAGCCCGTCGTCCGTGACAATCCACATGCCGTTTCCTCCCCTGTCGGTGCTACGTGACGTTCGGCGCCCCTGAGAGCTTGATGGTCGCCGTCGTGGTGATGGCGCCGTCGGGTTGTGCTTCGATCGGGCCGAACCCGGTGACGAAGCCCTCGAACCCCCACGAGACGCCGAGCAAGGTGGGGAAGTGCAACGCGAACGACGCGCTAGTCCTCGCGACGAGGTCGTTCCACAAGGCGATGTGGGTGACCACGTTGGGATCAAAGACCAGTCCGACCGTGAACTCCCCAGCGTCGATCAGCCCCGAGACGAACTCCCTCGTGGCGTTCACCGAGTCATGCGTCGTGACGTCGATGGTGGACGCCTGGAGGTTCGGCCCTGAGAGCGAGCTGATCTGGGCGATATCCGTGAGCGCCGTGACGATGCCGGATCCGTCCGACGTGATGTCGATGGTCGCGCCGCCTGAGGTCAACGCGAGCTCGAAGGTATTCGTCAGGACGGTCTTGACGAAGTAGACCTTCTTCGCGATGAGCGGCGCGCTACCCGCGAGGCCAGACTTCAGCATCACCGGCTGGGTTGCCGTGTAGCCATGCGCCGTCACGGTCAGCAGGTTCGTCGCGGCCGTGATCGGGTTGGCGGTCTTGTTGATGTCGCCGAAGGCGAGACGAGCACCATAGGCTGCGGACTTGGTCATGCCTCACCTCCGGGGTGATCCTTGATGTGGAGTGCGATCAGCCTCTTGTCCTGCCCCGAGCGACCGCAGATCGGGCAGAGGTACATCGTGACCGGATCCATGCCGGTGAACTCGGCCTTGGTCTGGACCGGCTCGGGAGGGACGTACTTCTTCGCGACCCTCCGATCCGGCATCAGGACCACACCGGTGCGGCGGCCACCTTGAGCGTGATGCTGGCGGTGATCGCGCCATCGGGCTGGGCTTCGATGGGGCCAAAGCCGACCACGAAGGCCGTGAAGGTGACGGTCTCGATGCCGCCGGTGAACAGGTAGACGATCGAGTACGACGCTGACGTCCGCGCCACGAGATCGTTCCAGAGCGCGATGTGGGTCGCGACGTTCGGGTCGAAGACCAGCGCAGCGGTGATCTCCCCCGCATCGATGAGACCGGACACGAACTCGCGGGTCGCGTTGACCGAGTCGTGCGTGGTCACGTCGATCGTCGAAGCCTGCAGGTTCGGTCCTGACAGGCTGGAGACGGCCGCGATCGTGGTCCCCGCCTTCTTCAGCTGCGTGCCGTAGGCAGCGAGCTTTGCCATGCTTCCTCCTTCTCAGAGCGCGTAGAGCGCGGTTCGGACGGTGTTGGTGACGAGGTCGGAGACCTGCTGATCTTCAGCTTCGAGCGCCGGCCCGAGGTACGCCTGAGCCCGCATGTTCCGCGTGCCGAACTCGACGAACCCAGCGTAGCCTTCGGCCACGGCGACCCCTTCGGGGACGGGGCTGATTGACGCCGCGAGAGCACCCGTCCGTTTAGGGACGAGTTGACGAGCCTTGGCGGCGACGAGCTCCTTGCCTGCCTCGAGCCCTACCTGCCCGAGCTTCTCGGCGATGATGGGGACCGCGGCGATCTTCGCCAGCGCCTGAGGCAGGCCCACGATGACGACGTTCATCTGACCAGCCCGCGCATGAACGAACTCAGCGTCTCCTTCTCGTTCTGAGTCAGGAACACCGCCGGTGCGTAGCCTCCCGACTCCAGCGCGATCTGCCCCAGGACCTCGGGCGACCCGCTGGCATTCGGCGCATACGCCCTCGCGGCGGACTCGATGCAGATCGTCCGAAGAACGGAGAACTCTGAGTCGGTTTCAGCGAAGCCGTGCGAGTAGGTCACGGTCGCACCCCGGGTCCACGCCGAGCCGGGAGCCGCCACGCTGCCGGAGCGGATCCCGCGCGGTATCACGTAGTAGTCCGTCGTCGCCACCCCGTCGACCAGGACCTCCGACGCCTCCGTCACCGGACGCTGGGGGAGGCTGAGGAACGTCGACGCGGTGGGGTAGCGCGTAACTTCATCGTCCTCCACGAACGAGAGCGTCTGACGAGAATGCGAGCGCATGAGTGACGACGACTGCAGTAGTAGCGCCTGCAGGCGTGCCAGATCGTCCGGGATGACTATCCCGGTGAACTCGCAGAACTCGGTCGCGGTGGCGAACGGCCCGAGCATCCGCTTCAGAACACCCGCTGGAGAGTCACCGTGCCGTCCACCAGCGACTGCCCGTAGCCGATGCCGGTCTCCGACGGCGGAGCCGCCGCCGACGTGCCGGCGGTCGTCACGACGTAGAAGTTTCCGGCGATGAACTGGACGTAATCTTTCAGGGCGTACGCCGTAGAGTTCGCCCTGGTCGTGGCGATCAGCGTTTTGCCGAAGGTGTCCAGGTTGGCGGCCTGGACGTTCCGCCCGATGTAATCCTTCGCGGGGTCTGTGGTCCCCGGTGTCGCGTTGAGCAGCAGCCGCCCGAGGAAGTCGCGCAGCCGTAGCGTGGTTGCCATCTACTTCACCTCATCCTTCTTCGCGGCTGTGGCCTTCTTGGGTTCGGGCTCTGGCTTATCGAGCTCGGCCAGGCGCGCCTTAGTCGCCTTCTTTTCCACTTCCATCCCAGCAGCCTCGTACATGGCGAGGTCGCGTTCGAGTTGCAGCCGCATGAGCTGTTCCTCGGACATGGACATGCCTTCTCCTTTCGGTTCGGGGGGAGAGACCGAAGCCCCTCCCCCCACCTGCCGAGCGTCTTTACGTGGCGGTTAGCTCGATGATGCCGTTGTCCACGAGACGCAGCGGCGTGAAGTAGCCCGCGTACGCCACCTGAACGCCGAGCACCGACGGCTCTGTGACCTGGAGCGTTCCCACTCGCTGCTCGTAGACCTCCACCGCAGCGGTCGAGAGAAGGAACGCCTTGTTGGTCCCCAGGCCAGCCGACATGTACGTCGGGATCCCGGCGACCGCGCCGATGAGGCCCTGCGAGAAGTCACCCGCAGACAGACCATCTCCGGTCTGGGCCACGCTCACGATCGGAGCGAACAGCGGCCCGAAGACTGGCAGGCGTCCCGGCGATAGTGCCAGAACAACTCGACCGAGCCCCGCGGTGGCCGTGTAGACCGTGGACGCCGCGGTCCACAGCGCCGCCCTGATCGTCGCCGCGGTTGGCGACGCCCCATAGCCGACGTTCGTCGACGTGGAGGCGTCGAGTGAGACACCCAGCGCCGCCTCCGTCTGAACGGCATACCGGGCTGCGAGGTCGTTGATGATCGTGTCCATGACCCCGGGCGAGGAGAAGTCGATGTTCTGGCGCGAGACGTTGACGTACCCGCCGTACGTGACCGCGTTGGCGGTCAGGCGGGTGATCGTCATCTTCTGCGACACCAGCTCAGCCTTCTCGTCCGCAGCCGCACCGGCCGAACCCTGAACCGCCACCGATGTCCCCTGCGTCACCAGGGGGCGGAACCATGTGGCGGCCGGCATCGGCCTCGGTCCGAGGACCTGGACGAGCGGCCGTGCCGCGTCGATGAAGTTGATCACACCATCGAGGATCGGGTTCGGAATGAGCCCGAGGTTGTCCGGGGTTTTCTGGTGTGCCGCCGCACGGTGGAAGACCTCCAGCCGTTCGGACGCCGCCCGGTCACCGAGAGCCGATTTGTACGTCTCCAGCGCGTACTCGCCGGCCGAGCGGTACTCGACCTCTCCCGACCCGACCCGGCGAGCGGCGGTGAACGCCTGGTCGAGCTGCTTCATCCGGGCGGACACCTTGGCAGACTCGTCGGAGAACCCCTCCAGCTCGGTCAGCTGGTTCTGGATCTCCCCCATCCGGGTCCGAAGACCCCCCAGGGTTTCCTTCTCGGCGTCGTTCAGATCACGGGAGGCGTCCTCGGCGTTGGCGATGATGCCGTTCGCCGCGGAGTTGCGCTCCTCGAGCTCCTTCTCGAAACGCCGGATCATGGCGTCGTTAGCCCGAGAGTCGGGCATGGTCGTGCTCCTTCCTGATAGGGGGGACACCGCCCGCTCAGCGGTTCGTAAGTCTTTGCCTCGCCCAGGCGAAGACCTCATCGTCCCGGAACTCATCGAGTGCTGGGGTGGACGGCAGGGGTTCCTGCTCGACCACCTGGAGCCCCGACGGTTCCGCTCGAACCGCGAGCACACGGGCTCCTGCGTAGACCGGAGCTTCCGTCATCGCCAGGTGATCCACGAAGGCTTTCATCACCCGACGTAGACGGCTGCTGCGGTGAACCTGGACATCGGAGGGCTTCGCCAGCCGGAAGCCGACCGATGCCGAAACCATGTCCTCATCGGCGAGGTTGAGCATGTCATCGCCCAGAGGCGTCTTGCCGACCTTCACGGTGCCGAGCAGACCGGCGTCGGCGTTGGTGAACTTCAGCACCTTGCCGATGGTCTTCCCGCGGACGTGCTCGTGGTTGACCGGTACTCGGCCGGCGTGATCCTCGATGCCGTCGAACGCACCACGCACGAACACCTCGTCCCACTGCTCCCCGCGCCAGAAGACCTCCCCCTTCTCTTCCCAGGGGACCGCGATGAGATCGATGAGGCGTTGCTTGGTGTCTACGTCGGTGATCGTGGAGGAGCGAAGTTCCACGCCATCCATCGAGGAGGCACGGCGCTCGTTCGCATACAGAGCCGCGAGCTGAGCCTTCGCCTTCTCCTCGGTCGGGTGGCAGCCGGCGCTCGAGCCGTCGTCGTCCTTGATTACGCAGAACTCGTCGTCGCGCTTCTCGAGGTGCCACGGCACTACTGCTCGCCTCCTGTGATCACGCTCATCGTCACGTCTTCATCCGGAGCTTCGTCCGTCATCTCGCCCTGGAACCGCTCGTACATACGAACCTCCTCGGGGGTGACGACACGCGCCTCGATCAGCTTCGGCCAGGCGTCGGCGCGCTGCTCGAAGGACGGCCGGCTGTATTCGTCATGGTTGAGCTCGACCGACTGACCGCGTGGGAGCGCCCAGAACGACAGCGCGTGCATGACGTGGATGTCCATCGGCCGGAGCATCTGGCGGTCGTGGAAGTCGAAGAGCATGGTCACGTTCGAGTACGTCATCGAGTCGCTCCCCGAAGGCAGACCGACAAGGAACGGCGGCACGCCGAGCAGCACGGCGATGCGGGACTCGTTGAACTGACTGATCTCCAGCATCGTCAGGTCCTTGGGAGATACCCCGGCGTGGTCGACAAGCTTGGCGCCGCCATCGAACACGGGCGGCGCTGACGGTGTTTGGACCCTGCTGGCAAGGTACTGCGTGATCAGGTCCTGCGCCTCGTTCTCCTCCAGGCTTTGGTCGGTCTCGATCGTCCGCAGGGGGATACCGCCGGTCGCGACGACCTCACGGGTGTATTTCGCCAGCAGGCCGGCCGTGAGCATCCGCCCTCCGGCCGCTTCGAGCGCGCCGACCCCCCGAGCGTTGTCGGTCGTGGACTTGTACCGGATGTGCAGGATGTCCTCGGTCACGTCGGGACCCGTTGCCCCACCGAGGAAGTAGCGCCGAACACCGCCCGCCATCTCGACGTGGAAGGCCCAAGCGGGGACGACCCGGAAGCGGGAGGGGAAACCGCCGGCGAACGCGGCGATCTTCATGATGAAGACCTCGCCGAGTTGGAAGTCCCAGAACAGTTGCTTGGCGAACTCCTGCCACGACGAGTAGATCGACGGATCCGGGTTCACCATCCACGACAGGGGCTCCATGACGTGCCCGGCCCGGACCCGGACCACTGGCATCGAGGACAGGACCGAGGAGTTCTTGTCCAGGCATCCCCAGGCGACGTCGACGAGCTCGTTGAACCGTGATCCCATGTCCCAGGCAGTCGACCAGTCCGACGGCCAGCCGGCCCAGGGGGAGGGATAGAACGAGGGCAGGGACCGCGACTCGACCGGATCGCCTTCGATCTCGACGCCGTTAGGATCACCGCCGCCTTGGCCCGCCCCGACGCTGCTCGGCGGGTTCGCGTTGGGCGTCTCGCCCGCATGGTTCACCCCGCCGGTCAGGAAATCCCAGAAGCCCATCTATGCCCCTTTGTAGACGTGAATCTTCGGCGTGGCCTTACCCATCTCCGTGACGCCGTGGACCGCCATCACCAGCGCGACCAGCCCACGGGACCGATCGGTGACCTCGTACCGCTCACCAGACTCGTTCGTCTTCATCGTCGCCGAGAGCGCGTGAGCCCGGAGCACCGGATCTCCGTCGTGCATCAGCAGGCCCGCCCGGAGCATCCGGTTGAAACTCCCCGTAGCTGCCGCAAGGGCCGCTATCGACTGCGGCGCCTCGACCACCTCGAGCCGCTTGTCGGCCAGCAGCTCACGGGACCGGATGAACCCGACCCCCGGCGCGTGGATCTCGGCGTCGTAGGACCGGCACAGCTCCAGGATGCGGTCCTCGGTCCTGACATAGATCGAGCGGTCCTCCTCGGCGTCGATGACCTCGACCTTGCAGGCCACCCGTCCCTCGGGCCGTGAAGCCACGATGGCGATCGCGGCGTTGTGCCCGACCGAAGGAACTAGGACGACCCGCTCGCCCGGCTCGATCCGGCCGATGTCGACCTTGCCCCGATCCCAGGTCGTCGCGTCGATGGGGGCGTCGTCCCCGACCCCCCATCTCCCGCAGGCGTACCGCACCCACTCGCCGGGACTCACCTTCACCGACCAGGAATCCCGGCGCCGGCGGAGCTCGGCGACCGTCTGCCAGGGAGCGGGGTTTGCCATCTTGACGAGCGTCAGGTCGTCGGTGTCGTCCTCGTCCTCCAGACCCCACTCCACCAGGACGACCGAGCGATCCGGGGAGGTATACAGCCGCCGGCGTCCTTGCTTGTCACACGGATGCTGGATGGCCCGTTCCCGGATCCGGCCCAACGGGGAGTCGAAGTCCACCCCCGGGTTCGTGATCGTGATCATCTGTCCGTGCCGCGGCGTCAGACCGTCTCGGAAGATGGCGTAGAGCCCGCTCGTGGGGTGGTGCTGGTACTCGTCCACGATCGCGAGTGTCGGGATGACGCCCTGCGCGGTTCGGACATCCGCCGGAAGAACGCGGATCCTGCCCAACCCGTAGCGGATGACCCATGTTCCACGCGATACGTCGAAGATGCCCTCGTACTCGGCGTACTTGCCCGCGCCCGCCTTCCGGCGGCGATCCAGGCCGGACTGGAAGACAAGGTTGGCGGCCTGGTTGTACAAGATCGCCGCCTGCTTCTCCGAGGACGCCCCGATCACACACTCGGCCGCCGCCGTCATCAGCAGGTGGTACAGCGCGAGCGCCGCGACGAGCGTCGTCTTCCCGTTCTTCTTCGGCATGATGATGATGAGCTCCACCACGCCGGCGAAGTAGAACCCCAGGAGCCATCCCTGGAACCTAGCCAGCCTGAAGGTCGATCCATCCTCGAGCACCAGTAGCCGGCAGAAGGCGCGGAAGCCTTTGAGCCCGTACGGCAGGCGCTGGATACGTTCCACGGCGTTCATGAGCGCGCGGATTCTCCGGCTCGCGCGGCGAT